AACTTAATTGGGTTTTTCGGTTTTCTCTTTGGAGTAAAAACCTCATCGGTGTGATGGTTAGAAGCCATAAATATAAACTGTATTTGTTTCTAATAAATATACGAAAAAAGCCTAGTGGATACTAGGCTCTTTATTATTTATTTTTATTTATTTTAAAATTTTAAGTAAAATTAACAGTAAGGGCTGATGGTACTTGTGATGCTCCGTTTACTCCAACTCCTGTATTACCTACCAGTGTTATATTGTATGGTGTAGTTTTCTCTATTCGGTAAACATTTCCGTTTGAATTCATAGCGTATATGTTACTGTTTTCGATATAAAGTCCATATGGGTTATTAACTGTACCGCCAATGTTAATATCAACCTCTACAGTTCCAGTAGGGTAGCTAAATTGGGTCGCGTACGTAACGCCAAGTGCAGTATTTGTAGTAATTACCTTGTTGGTTGTTGTTAAAAGTAAATCACCGGCAATATACCTATTGTTCCCGCCTACTACAAGGTCAAATTTATAAGTAGAAGTTGCAGGATTATTTGTTATATCTAATGTTACTACAGTGTTTGGAGTAACATCTACATTAGTTGTAATTAAAGTTGTATCATTAATAGCACCTAACCCTGCTCCTATGGTATGTGGTGTATTTATTAATCTACTAAATGTAGCAGTGAACGGACTTAGTGTTATATTCCACTCTGAAATTACAGCACCTGCATTTGTCCATAATTTAGTCTGTGTATGGGCTATGTCTGCCGTATAGATGTAGGTTGAATTTGGTATACTTAACTGTGTGGATGTATTAGCGCTTGTATTGTATGTGAAGATACGTTTATCACTAGTATTAAATAGGACTGAGGCTTCTACTAGATCTGGTCCTGCTGTAAGTGATCGTCCTTTATTTTGATGAATAATCCAATCGTTTAACTCTGTTAAATACTTATAATAATGCTCCATTTGCTGGTTTTCGTTTAGATTTCTCATTGAATCTAAAGTTCTAAACTGCTGCCAAGTTAATTCTCCTGTACTCATACCTTTTATTTTATATAAATATAGGAACTTTTTTTATAAAAAAAAAGAGAGCTAAAAGCTCTCTTTAATTTTCTATTCTAAGTCAGATTACACTGTTGTTAAGTCTGAGATAAAGATTTTACCATAGAATTCTGGTCTGATCATTTTCTTAGCATAACGAGTCATGATACCTTTTCTTGGAGTGAAGGTAGCTGGATCGTATACTAATGGAGTCATGATTAATGGAATGTATGGAGCATAAACTGCACCTGTTTCCAAGAATTGAGATCCTCTGTATCCTAACAATACAACGTTTTCAGTCATGTAAGGGTTTTTATAAACTCTGAAACGAGAATTTAAATTTCCTACTTTTTGAACTCCCATTGCAAAGTCTAGTTTATCACCGTTTGTTTCTGCTGCATATCCAGGAATTGATTCTAAGATTGTAGCTACAGAAGGAGAACATACTAAGAAGTTAGCTCCACCTCTTAAAGTTTTTTGGTGAATTTTGTTAGATACTTTTTGTACTTTAGTACCTAAAGTTCCAAACCATTGACCTTGAGTGTTGTAGTAAGCTGATGCTGTAGTAGACCAGTTAGTACCTGTCCAAGTTTTGTTGTTAGCTGCTGACCATCTTTCAGTTGTAGCTGCATCTTGAATCAACATATCCATTAACTCTAAGTCAATCTCCATAGAGATGTACTCTGATAATAATGAAGTTAATTCTGCTTCAGCGTCAATTGAGTGGTAAGCATTCAAATCTTGTGCGAACTCTGGAGTCCATTGTGCTTTTAATTTTCTTGTTTTAGCAACGATTGCTTCAGAAGCAAGAGTAACGTTAATTTCTGGGATAGAAATTGGAGAGTTAGTTGTGTTGTCCTCGAAGTCACCTCTTGAGTTATCAGCTGGTTGTTTTTGGTATTTAACTTGTGCTGTGAATGAACCAGTTGTTACTGCTGAGATACCGTTAGTTGTATCACCAGCTTTTGCTACTACGAATACAACGTAAGCACCTGCTGCAGATTGAGATACGAATGTAAATTCTGGGTTAGTTGTTACGTTTATAGAAGCTGATTGTAATCTGAATGCTCTTACACCTTCCAAGTCTGCTCCTGATAAAGAAGAAGTTTGAACTGCCATAGTAAAGTAGTTAGCTAAAGCAAGATCTTGGTTATATCCAATTGAAGCAGATACTGCTGATCCTGAAGTAGTTAATACACCTGCATAAGAAGCAGAGTTAATTGAGTATCCAAATTGACCTGAACCGTATAAACCTCCGTTTACATCTTCGTCTACTGACATTTTATTGTTAGCGTCAGATAGGTTACCGTATAAACTATCGTTTAAAGTTCTACCGTTTGTAGAAGTACCGTATTTAAAGTCTAAGTAAAATACAAGACCTGAAGGTAAGTTCATTGGTTGTACAGAAACGAAGTCTTTAGCAGCGATTTGAGCGAATACTTTACGTACTAATGGTAAAGCTACTACAGCCCATTGCTCAGCACCTGTTCCACCTGCACCGTTTGTTGTTCCAATTGCTCCAGTACCTGTTTGAGAAGCCTCAGATACGATTTGTTTTGCTTGATTCTCAAGAATCATAGCCATGTTGTTTCTTTCGATTTCGTTAGAAATACCTTCTAACAAACCTGATTTGGCCCATTTACCAGACAAACGAGCAGCATCTGCTTGTAAAGTCTTGTAATTGCTAGCCCCTTCGAATAATTGATTTAATTCCATTGTGGTTTTTGTTTTTTTATTTTCTATTATTTAATGATTCCTGCTAACTTCTGCCATAGATACTTGCTCAGATACTTCTGATAGGATTTCTTTTGGTGCAGTTGTTTGTGCGTTACCTGTTGCTTTAGAAGCAAAAGATCTGTGTTCTTTAATTGCAGCTGGTTTAGCAACTACATTTTTAGAAACTGTTTCGAAAACTAATTTTACTTCTTTAACTGTTTCTGCTTTGTCAAAAGCTGCGATAACGTTTACTTTTTGACCTTCAGATAAGTTGTTTGCTTTAAATACTTTATTTACATAAAGTAATTTTGCATTTAGAAGGTTAACTTCTTGAAGTTGGTTTCTTAAAATTTTAACTGCTTTTAAAGCTTCGTTTAATTCCTCAGACTCTTCAGATACGTTTCTTGCTCCTGCTGCGGCATTACCAATATCGGTTAATTTATCTCCGATTTTTTTTCCTGCTGCACCGAAAGCACCGTCTTTAGCCATTTGGTGTACTTTAGCCATAATTGCTGATAATCCGAAAATTCCAGCTGAACCTAAAGCTCCAACAACTAATTGTGCGGTGTTGTTGTTTAAGAATGGGAAAGCATCAATAAGTTGGTAGATAATATCGATGTTTTCATCCATATTGTCAACTTCTTCATTTACTGCTTCAACTCCTTCTCTGTTTTGGGTAACTCTGGCTGCTGTTCCTCCGGCTTTTTGTAGTTTTTCAGCAAAAGATTTAGCTCCACTTCCAAATTTTCCAGCTAGAGCCATATCCATTACTTTAGCAACAACTGCAGAAAATGCTGTAAGACCTGCTGCGCCAAATGCTCCTATAACTAGTGATGCGCTTGACATGGTTAAGAATGGGAACATTTCAACAAGCTGTTTAGCTCCTTCGATATACTCCGGTCCCATTTCGTTTAATTCACCTTCTTCCATGTACCCGTCGTTTGCACCTTTTTTGTCTAAATCTTTTGGATTTTTACTGTAAGATGTTTCATCCATACCTTCTAATTCTGCTAATAATTCGTTAATGTCGATCTCTTCAGAATCATCCATACTTGTCAAGTCGTCTCCTTCTGGAGCTTCTTCACCTGCTTCGATTTCTTCTTCGTGACCTACTTCTTGTGCAACGATGTCTTTAATAAGGTTTTTTAAATCTTCAACAGACATGTCTTCAATTTCTAATTCCTCTTCTTCTTCGTTACCTTCTTCTTCTCCTTCTTCTTCAGCAGGAGTTTCTTCTTCCTCTTCTTCGTTTAAATCTCCAATATTACCGTGCTTTGCTGGATCTTCAGAATAATATTCTGATCCTGCTTGGTTTAATGTAGCTTCATCCATTTCATCCTCTTCCATTTCCTGTAGCTTTTGAGCTAACATTTCTTTTAGATGTGGAGTCAATGTTTCTTCTAAAGCTTCCTTAGCATTGGTAATTGCAGCTTCACGAATAGTTTTAGCTTCTGCAATTGCTTGCTTAAATAAATCTTTGTTTGACATTTTAATTTGTGTTTGTTTGTCGTACGCTTATTAAGTAGTAGCGTAATAGTGTTTTACTTTGTAGTATATCACATAAGGGTCGTGATATATTCTAAAATAAATATACATATATTTTCAAAACATAAAAAACCCACCTTTTTAGGGGTGGGTGTGTTGTTTTTTATATGTTCTGCTTAGATTACTTCTCCTGCAATATCCTGTAACATCTCTATAGCAGTCTCTAATGTAACCTCTATCTCGTTGAATTGATTTTCTTCTGAGGATATTTGGTTTTGTTCTTTATACTGTTCTATTATTTGCATTGCTTGTTTCATATGATTTAAAGCTTCATATGCCACTTCTTCTGCACTTTCATTTAATGGTTTAGAAGTATTTTCTTTTACTAGTTTTGTCAAGTGCTTTGCTTGCCATTGATGTATGTCAAAATTTCCCATTATGCTCTTAATATGTTGTTAATAATAGAATCTAATCTATCGTATTTTCCTACTACTTGTTTTCCTTCGTTTAATGAAATTGGATTCATAAATGCTCCTTGTGTAGAAGGATTAGAAACGAAATCCCAACATACTAATTCAAAGTCTGGTTGAACCATTAAAGTTCCTTCGTTTGTTTGTGTTACTGATCCTGTTCCTCTAGAAGAAATTCCTATTGTATGTCCTCCTTTTAGTATCTCTTTTACAATATTTCCTGAAGGTGTGTTTAACAATTCTACTTTTCCCATCAAGTCATCACCTTCCCACCATAATTCTTTTACGACGTGTGATGCATTCTTAAGAGATACAATTGCTGATTCTGGGTGATCTAATTCTCCGTAGGCATTTCCTACCTTAACAAAATTCTCTACATAGTTTTTTACTTCTTCTTCAAGAATTTCTCTTTTATAGATTCTTCCGTTTTGGTTTTTAGCTCCTGCTCTTTGCATAATACCTGTTACCTCAAATACACCTGGTTTGGTTTTTGATTCGGTAAGAAGTCCTTTGAAAGGAGTTACATTTACTAATAATGGATTGTTCATCTTTGTTATTTTAATAATTCAGATAACGATTTTTTTGTTTCCATCATATCTCGTTGTGCCTGTACCCATTCATCTGAGTTCATTGCTCTATCTGATGGTGATTCGTATCCTTGGTATGCTGGATCTCCTTCGTATTCTGTGTCAATGTCATTGTAGTCAACCTCATCCTGTTCTCTGTTATTCCAAATATGTTGAAGTTCTTCGATATCTCTTCTTAAGTCTACTCCTGGATGTTGAGCTTTTACACTTTGTAAAAAATCCCTTAATGTACCTGCTTCTTGAGCTAAAATATGAATATCACTCATTTTAGATTCGTCTAAGTCTCCATCAATAAAAGGATCTGAAAAGTTTTCATCATCGTAGTCGATTTCGTCTTGGTCTTCATATCCTCTTGGATGTGAAATATCGTCTGCTGGATCATCTCCGTACATATCGAACTCATCTTCACCGTTATAATCCTCAACATCTACTACCGTTTCTGATAATACTTTTTTGATAAGTTTTTTAAAGCCTTCTTTTAATGCAGCTTTTTTCATACCGTTAAAAGTATCAACAGTATTTTTTGCTGTTACAGGAATCATCTTATCATGAAGGTCTACTTTTGGATTAACTCCTGCTACTTGATTTGTATAGAAGATTGAATCTTTTGCTAAGTTTTTAGCTACTTTTGCTAACGCTTTTGCATACTCTTCTGCTGTCGGTGTTCCTTGTACTCCTAATCCTTCTAATTCAACTCTGATTCCTCTAAGTATTTGTTCGTATGGATATTTGTCCATATCGTTAGTTGGCTTGTATCTGTAATCGGTTAAGCTTTTATTAGTAAGTCTTGCTTCTTTTACAGTTTCTTTTAATTTTATCTCTCCTGATAAACCTTGTTCATCATTCCAGTACTTTATTACATTTGGCTCAGCGTTTGTAACTTTGTATTTAATGTCTGCACCTGCAAATCCAGCTAGTATACTTTCTTTTGTTTTGTCACCTGTCTTTGCTGCTTGTATTAGCTTTTCCATGTGAGCTTTTACTTGATTTTCTTTTTTAGTTTCTTGAATCATTCCTCTGTTCTTTAGAATCTGAACTGCATCATCGTATCCGTTAAAACGAGTTACTAAATTTGGAAGTTCTTTTCTAGCATCAGCTAAAAAATTCTCTTTAGAAAATTTTCCTTCTTGAATTCCGTTATATTTTTCTTGTAATGTTCTCATGTTATTTATTCTTTTTATCTGATGCTTTTTTAGTTTTCTTTACTAATTCGTAACCCATTTCCTCTGTATGCTTAACTGCTTCACTATTCATCATTTCTTCTTCTGATACAAAAGCATGTGGAGTGTTATAGTGAGCTTCATCTAAGTAATCAAACATCTTAGTATGAGAAGGATGTTTTGGTCTTGGTGCTGCTTTAAACCCTAGTCTTGCCGATGCTTTAGTTGCTGCATTAGTTCCTTGCCCTGGTTTAGCAAAAGCATTTGGTGTAGAATATCCTCCTACATCTCCTGATACGCTCATTTCTTCTAATACTTCGTTTATTACTTTTACTATTTCAGATCTTTTCATAAAGCTCTTAACTCGTTTACTAATTCATAGTATTGCATTAAAGAAACCAAATGATTATCATCTACCTTTTGAGTATTTCTTACAGGAATAATTGCTTTTTGAATTTCTTCTAATTTAATCTTTACTACTTTATCAGTAATGTTCTTTTTCAATTTAAATTTCTGTTTGCAATTTAGTCATTTCTTCGTTTACTACGTTTCTTAGTCTTGCTGAAGAGTTAACTGATACTATAAATTCTTTTAAAATGTTTTTTTGTTCTGGAAGTAGATCTTTATATTGATTGTTGAATTTTTCTAACAGTATTTTGTATGTTAAAAGTCTTAAGTCTTTATCATATTTTGAATACTCTTCAATTAAAGCGTCTTTTACTTGTCCGCTAGCTGATTTGCTTTGAGTTAAGTGTTCAAGTATTGTAGTCTTGTTGTCAACAAATACATCTAAGTCTACAAGTCCTGCTGTTGATTGTGCTTCCATTAAGCAGTATAGAGCTGCTAATGGTTTGTAAGACTCTACTTTAATAGAGAAGAACTCTTCCAAATCGTAATGATTTTTAAGCTCTTTTATTAACTCGTACTTCTGCTTTTTAAGTAAATTAAGATCTAGTTTTCTAGAAATCTCTATAATGGTGCTAAGTATTGATTCTGCTTTTTTTGGACCTACGCCTTTATTTTTTAATACAAAATCGTATAATTTAAACTCTCTTACTAGTGTTGTGTTTCCTGTATAAAATTTCCTTAGTACTGTTAGAGCCGGGGAATCTCTTTTAGATAAGGTATCCGCTGCTATTTGCTTTACTAATAGTTCAAATATTAAGCCTGTGTTTTTATACTTACTGTGTTTAATACGCATCTTAGGTATGTCTTTGTTATAAATAGTATCTAGTTATCTAAATCTTTGATATTTGCTTCATTTAAGAGATTTGATTCTTTCTCTATCTCTTCTTCAAAGATATTTTGCTTTTTAGGTACAAATAAGTTTTTATTTCTAAGAAAAACAGACATTGTATTATTTATACTTTCTTTTACATTTTCATTATAACTTGGATAACCGCCTTTCATTCCATGTACCCCTAATCTGTCTCTTCCTCCAGCTGGATCTTCCTGTGTACCTATTACTGAGAACTTCTCTCTCGGTCTTCCTATAGGTGACTTTTCATCATACCCTGCTGGTAGCTCACCTTGTTCTCTTGCTCCATATATTGAAGCTAAGTCGTGGGGTGTTCCAAAAGATTGACCTGTTGTTACTGGATCGTTTCCTTCATTTTCAATTTGTGATAATCTAAATGCTCTCTTACCGTCTTCTCTAATAAGATATCTCATCTCGTTATAACTGTCTTCTGAGATATCAAATAATTTATCGTAAATATAATCTGAGGAGAATAGCTTAGTTGCTTGCATTTGTGTTGCTAGATCAACTTTTTCTTTCCAAAGAGCTATTTTTTCTTGTTCATAAATGATAGAAGGAGTAGTTAACTTAATCTCAAAGTTTACTAAAGACTCTTTATCAAATCCTTGAGAGTATAAGTGTACTAGTCCAATTTTTGTCAATTCACTTTCTACAATTCTCTGAAGTCTTTCTACTGTTCTAGCAAAACGTATGTCTTCTGCTGCAAGTGTTGCTTTACCTGTAAGGTCTTTTTCGTATCCAAAATATGCTTTAGGTACTTTTAAGTCAGCAAACATCTTATCTCTTAAGTATTCAATATCGTTTGTACCATCATACTCTAATCCTTTTGTTGTTTCAATTTTTGTAGAAGTATCTCCTCCACGAACTGGAAGATAGAAATCCTCCATCATGTTTTGCATGTTGAATTTTAAGTTATATTGACCTGTTTGTGGATCAACATAAGGAGTTTTCTTAATACTATTGATAGTTTTTTGCATAAACTGCTCAACTTCATTAGGTGGAATAGATCCTACGTTAATGTAGAACATTCTCTTTTCAGGAGCTCTCATGATTCTGTGAATCAACATTGCATCCTCCATTAAAGTTAACTGTTTGTAAATTTTACGAGCTGGTTCAATATATGATCTACCGTAAGGAAGGTAGTTTGTATCTGAGATTAATATAAAATGTGCTACTTCGTAGTTGTCTAAGGTAATAGTCTCTTTGTTATTATTTGGAATGTAGTTTGGATCTGACGAAGCTGCTAATCCGTCTGGATCGATTGAGAATGTTACTTTTGTCGGATCTTGTTTATCTTCTCCTTCATGTCTTACCATATGGTAAACTGTATAAGGAAGTACATTATAAACACCAAACTTTTCTGATATCTCTAATTTTAAAAAGAAGTCCCCGTACTTGCACATATTTCTAACCCATGACCATAGGTTAAATTCGATGTTTAATACATCGTAGTATAAATTGTAAAGGACTCTTTGTATGTTTTCGTCTGTAGATTTAATTAAAGAACCTCTCCCATTGGATTCTTTAGTGTAGATTCATCTGCTAATACATCTAAAGTTGATGCTATAATTGCATCTGTATCCATTGCTTCATAGTCCGAGTAAAGCTGTACCCTTAATGTTTGGTAATTAAGGTTCGGATTAAATATATTCTTGTTATTATATATGTATAAACGAGAAAACCTATCCAATAATGAATTGGTTTGGTATTTTCCTGTTGATTGAATGTGATTAACATCAGCAATCTTCAATTCATCTCCTCCTACATTTCTAACTAGTATATCTGTTGCAAACAGTCTCTGGAGTGAATTGAATAAATTTCTTTCTGCCATTTCTAAAATGTTTTATTTATAAATAGTAACTTATCCTAATAGCCAGGTAAGGTCTTCTTGACCATTAGGCGTTTCCATAAGATAAGGATTATTTTGCATTGGAGCAACGTTATATACACCTTGAGTTCTTTGATTAAGACTTACAAAAGAGTTCATTGTAGCCCTAGAAAGGTCCATTCCTTGCTGTCTCATACGGATGGCTGTATCTCTAACGTATAAAGCTGTAGCAAAAGCCATAATTAAATCGTCGTTATAACCTGATTGTGCCTGTGCCTTACCGTTTCTCCATATGAATACTCTCATTTCGGCTAACAATCGCTTAGACTGCACTATAACCGATCTTTCCCGTATGTATTCAGTCATTTTGGCAATGACTAAAGGCCTTGTTTTTAGAGACATTGTAAATCCTGGTACTAGTTTATCTCTTTCATACTTGGCCATATATGATTCAACTGTTTCATTATCTGATCTAGATGAATAGTACAGGTTTTTATACTCTCTGGATATTACTTGCTCAATGGTTGACCATCCTATATTAGCATTTTCTATTACAAGTAATTCATCACAGTACTCTGTTGCTATTCCTACCAGTACGTTTCCGTATTCTTTAGGAGATATCTTACCTTTATATTCGGCAACTTGTGTACAACTCTCTATATCAAAGACATGGAAGCCGGAGTAATCGGTAGAATCTCCTCTAGCGACATCGGCAACAACCATATAAGACTTTTGATAGTCAGGTGATTCCCATATCCAAAGATTTCCATCTACACCTCTTTTTTCCATTGGTTCTTTTACATATGTTTCTTCATAGAAGGCCATATTCTCAACCTCAATTACTGAATCTCCAGATGATAGGAAGTCACAATCACACTCTTGAGCGGCTTGTTTCTCTCCTAACTGTCTTGTTTGTTCATCTCTCCAGTCTTGCTTTCTTTCTGGATGTACATCCCATTTTAATTTAACAGGTACAAATCCATTCTCTCCTGCTTCAGCTTTTTCCCATGTTTTATGGAACCAGTTTCCTACACCATTTGGAGTAGAAAGGGCCATACACTGTCCACCTGTTGCTAAGGTTTGTTGTGCTGCAGTAAATGTTTCTTCAATATTATCAATGAAGGCTGCCTCATCTATTAACAGTAGTGATACCGCTTCCGAACGAGCTGCATCTGCATTAGAAGATTTATCTGTTATTTTAGAACCGTTTTTAAGTCTAAGAGATAGTTTATTCTTTTCTGTAAAAGGAAGTTGTAACCATTTTGGTAGATTCTCATACATGAAAATCGTTTTAGTTACAAGGTTTCTAGCTGTTGCTTGAGTAATTGCAAGTGCTAGTACGTTTTTATCTTTATGAAAGATCATTAACCATAGAGCATATGCTGAGGCTAATGTGGAGATTCCTAACTGTCTTGATTTGAGAGTTACTATAAACTTTTCGTCTCTAAATAAGTGAAGTACTCCTTCCTGGAATGGATAGAGGTTAAATAAAATCCTACCTCTTGTTGGATGTTGAATATAGCAATACTTCTTCATAAAGTAAGCCGGATCTTTTGCACACTTAATGTACTCTTGCGCAACTATTTGTTTTATATCTTGTTGTGACATATTATATACTTATATATTATAAATATGTAGATATAAAAAAACCCACCTTTATGGGGTGGGTTAGTTGCTCTTTGTATTAGAATCTTTCTCGTCTACCTTGAATCTTTTCTTCTAGCATATCTAACAATGTTACTGTAAATTGGAATGTTCCTTCCATCTCACGGTCCATTAAGGTACCTGCCGTTACTACATCATGTAATAAATTTAATGCGTTTCTAGCGTCTACTATTGCTTCTGTATATTTTCTTGGAATATCCATAGCTTGCATTCTTTCTTCTTTCAGTAATCTTGAATTAGCAGTGATTTTATTTTCTGCTAAGAATTTTCTTAGGTCGAAAGCTCCTTCCTGTAAAGCTTCTACTTTTTCTGCTTTTGCAGCTGAAGCTGGTTTGTTGTTTTTGTTAAATTTCTTATCGAATGCTGCTTTTAACTTTTCTGCTGCTTTTTCTAACTTTGCAGCATCTGTTGCTAATTGCTTTAAGTCTTTTGGACTAATGTGTGCAGCATGTTCACTTTCTTCCATTCTCTTTGCTTTCATTCTTAGAGCTTCAGCAATCTTTTTCATTTGCTCCATTTTATGCTTTTCTGCTACCTCGTTGGTTCCGTGGTCGATGCTTTTCATTAATTCATCGATTGAGTTGTATTCAGGTATTACAGTTTCGTCAGCCATTTCATCTTCTACAACCATTTGAGAGGCTGGATCTGGTAATGGTTTTCCTGTTAGTGCATTAGTACCAAATTCATGGTCAGGATTTTGTGGGTGTGGGTTAGGGATTTCTTCTTCTTGTATTCCCATGGCTCTTTGAACCATTTCTACTAAACGTCTTTCTTTAGCAGTTAAGTTTGTTTCTTTCATCATTGTATTTTCGTTTACTTGTTCATGTTTTGCTGCATTTTTCCACATTGCTGCTGCTGCTACTTTTTGTCCTGCTTCTTTTGAGCCGTATTTTTTCTCTGCTGCTTTTTCTATTTTCTCAAAGCCAGCTCCTTTTTTACCAATATCTCCACCATGTTTAGCTTTTTTTACTAAAGCTGATTTTTCTTTAGCTGTCATTCCAGCTGATGGTGCTTTTTCTTGTAAGTACAATTGATTATCGTGAATTAACTCTCCTACTAATCCGTAATTTTCTT